ACCAGTTTTGTAATTGAGTACGGCCAAAGATATGGCCAATAAAAAAGCGAGAAACACAATAATGATTTCTCGCCAATATTTAGCAGCAAATACAATCCACATCACTGCGCTCCTATACATTTTGCGTGTCGTTCTACTTGTCTGGTCCAGACGCCATAACACCCGTTTTTACGAACAGAGCAATCGCGCTTTGCAACGTACTTATATTTAAGTAAAGAGTCGCAAGCTGCTTTATATTGACCAGCCTTTAAATGCTTAAGCATTGATGATTTTGCGAATGTTGGCACACCGTATTGATACGTGAAATCAAGGTATAGGTCATATTCAGTTTGTGATAATTTCACGCCCTTCAATGAATCTTTAAACGCGACTTCACGCTTGGCCACATCATTTCGCAACCACTTATCTGCGGTCGCACGTGTAATTGGTGGATCTGTCATTTTTACGGGTGAGCCATCTGGTTTGAATGTTGAACCATAGCCCTGTGTTGGCCGATCACCTTTAACAGGAATTACTGGCTTTGATGTAAACCCTTCATCGTTTTTTACGCCCACAAAAAAAGCAGCCGAAGCTGCTAAGAATGCGGCGACATATTTAGTCTTGTTTGACATTACAGTCACCTTTTAGCTTTTCGATCCGAAGTTCATACTCAGCCTTTCTTAATTTATGCTCGACTCTCTCACGGCGATTACGGGCTATTGCAAAATAGATTTGAATAATTAAACCTAAAGCCGCGATAAACAAACCACCCCACGCAATAACATCAATTTTTGCTATAAAGCCGATAAATGACCCCACTCCAGTAGTTGCTGTTACTTTTTGCGTTATTGTTGCTGCACCAACCCCGAATGCAGACTGGGTTTCAGACATTTTATTTCTCCAGAAATAGGCAATAAAAAAGCACCCAATTGGGTGCTATAAAGAACTTATTGAATCAATCCCTTAAGACCAACTCATCATTTTTGATTAAATACTTATTTGGTGATACTTGATGATCCACTTCTAAAAACTGCTGCCCCTCTTCAAGATGAATTGTTTCAACTAGAAATACAGGGCATTCAATTAAGTTTTGGATTTCACCAGTTTCAACCTCATAGACTGCAAAATATGCCATTACTTCCTCATTGTCATTGCATGAATATAGCGTTGTGACACATTCATGGAACCACCAGCAACAACTCTCAATTGCAATTTGAATGTCCCTGCTATTCCTGTTGAATCATGTCTTGAAATATTAATTGTTCCAGCACTACGTGAATTCCCCTGTACGGTAATGTTATGTGTATGGGCGCCTCCTTCCGACATTGTTACATTACCACTCAAACTAATACTGTGGCTGTGTGACCCACTGTTGTTTGTGTTGCCATTAGCACTAAATGAATGGCTATGGAATGTACCACCCGCATTAGTAGAACCAGTTGTTCCACTTACATTGTAGCTATGGCTATGTGAACCATCTTGCCCGGTATTACCTGAGACATTTACAGTTGAACCATTGTGATTGTGCGAACCGTTTGCATCAGTAATTAAAGCAACTGAATTATGCTCAATGAAGTGAACTTCCAGATCCTCAAAAACAACCTGATCATTTTTGAGAACACGACAATAGACCTGCTGTTTCGGACTGTAGCCAGTAAAACTAAAGACAGCGCCAAAGGTTAAAACCGTATGTCCCATGTGAGAAGGGACATTTAACGTCTGAATAGTGACATATTCAGTATCAACACCCACTGAAATTTCGGCAAATGCAGATACTGGAACAGTCACGGCATTATCAGCAATCTTTAAAGTATCAACTGCAAGATCAGCAATTTTACCTCTTGTCACAGCAACATTATCAATCTGAGCACTTCCAACTGCTAAATCTGCAATCTTACCGCGCTCCACCGCCAAGTCTTTAATATGAGACGTATCAACGGATTGATAATCCATAAATGCGGCTTTCAGATAAGCAGCAGGTGGAAAAACCGTTCCAGTTAATGGATCGGTAAATGATGTGGTACGGAAAATAAATGGATAAGATACGACACCATTACTACCATTACCGATAGCAACAGAATCAAAGTTGAAAATAAACTGAGACTCTACACCATCATTGGCACCACCCCAGCCTGCAATTTTGCCATTCACATCAAGCTTAATGAACTTTTGTGCATATAGCCCATTGACTGATTTAGTGACCTCTTGAACAGCAGCTTTATTACCATTCAAATCAGTTTGAATTGTATCTGTACGAATTGCTTGTGCTAAATCACTTTCAATACGCGCTGACTGTTCAGACCAGACACCCGCATAGCCTCCCTCATTACCAATTAACTCGGATTCCGAGCCGATTAAAGGCGGGTTAATTTGAGCATAGACACCATCAAGTCTGATCGTTTGGGCATTAACTTTGTCATCTACATTCTTAATATCAGACTTAACTTGCTCAAGTTCACCAGTTGAAGCTTTATCGTCAAGCTCAAGATTAATTGAATCAATTGCTTCAGCATTTGCCGAAGACTGATCTACCGCGACTTGTGCAGATTGGCGTACCGTGGCTAAAGCACTATCATTGCTAGCAATATAAGTATCAATCTTTTGAACTGTTACTTTGTCACCCTCTATACGCGCTTGAACCTCTTGCTGAGCGTACGCACGTAAATCATTTACTTCAACAACGGTTGTATCAATGCGCTTACTAAGTGCCAAGTCTCCTTCGATCATTGCCGATTGAACAGACCATGTGCCAGCAAAACCTTGATCGTTACCAATTAGATCTGATTCAGAGCCAATCAATGCAGGATTCAGTTGTGCATACACACCATCTGTTTTTTCAGCAACTAATGAAAGATCATCTGCAACAACACGAATATCTTCCTGAACCGCCGCAAGACCATCATCACTTGATTTCTTGACCGTTTCTACAACTTCAAGAACACTTTCATCACCATCAATAATTTGCTGTGAAAGGCCATCTGAAGCTTGCTGAATAGCGTTTTGACGATCAATGACTTCTTGTGCAATCCGATCTTTCGTATTCTGAATATCTTGCTTAAGTGGACCTATTTCAGCATCAATAGTCTCAATATGATCAATCTTGGTTTTAAGATCCTGGTTGAGCTGAGACTCACTGATTTGATCATTTAAAAGCTCAAGAACATCTGTTGCATCGGCAGAAGTTGTCGCATGAGTCCAATCCGACCATGGCCCAATATTTCCAATCCTATCAATCAAACGCCCCCGATAAAATTGAGTCAGATTTGGCTGTAAACCTTGCAGAGTATGAGTCGTTGTTGGATAAGCGAATAAGCCCAATTGAGCAATGTTGCTAGTACCATCCGGTGAAACTTGGATTTCTGTATAAGCAGTATCAAGCGCACCAGTTGCAGGGAAGCCCCAATTTAGGCGCATACCAAACAAAATACCTGTTGCTTGGATGAACGCTAAAGCTGGTGGCAAACCTTGCTTGCCATTAAGCTTAGTGACAACTGAATAAGTCGGTAAAGATGAAATATCCGAAGCATTAACCGCTGTAACTTTTGCTTGATAGTTACCAGCATAAATACCCGGCACCTCAATTGAATTATTACCCGTGATTGGTAATTTAAGCCAACTCCCATCATCCTTGCGCCATTCAACCTGATACTTAACCGCACCTTTTGCTTGTGTCCAAGACACAACCATAGTGGCAACATTAATACCTTGATCTACCCGATCTTCGCTTGTAATAACAATATTTGAAACTGGTTCTTGAATATTGGGATTAACAATTGAAATTGGCACATCGATATAATGAGCACCATGATCGATTGCATCAAACTTTTTCGGATTGTACTCAAGCGCAGTAATAGTAAATTGATGTGAATCACTTTGAACTACTGACAAAACCCTAAATTTAAGCGTTGCCAAATCTTGAGCATCAATAACCCAAACGTTTTGAGGTGCAATTTCATCAAAAGCTACAGTAACAGTTATGACTCTACCTACAATTGATTGAACAATACGTGTTTGAGCTTTCCCGTTTTCACCATTAATTACTAGACGGTCCCCAGCTATTGCAACAACGTCATCACGATCAAGAGTAATGCTTTTTCTATCTGCTGAAATTGCAGAAATGCGACCACCGTTTGCTCTTCCAGCAAAAATAGGATCTGCAAATTCAATCACTTTACCCGGCAAAGGAATATGGCCGTCTAATCCAACTTTAAAAGTCACAGTACGTGTTTCAAGTTGTTCAGACTTTAAAGCCCACAAGCCTGCTCGTTGTGCTTGCCCACGCGATGTGCACCCCCACGCATCAAGTTCAAGTAAGCGCACCTGTTTCATTTCAGAAATGGCTTTCTCATCACGCACAAATTCATATTCAGTCTTATAGTGATTGGCTGGGTTATCCCAAGCTACTTTTACTGCATTATGTCTATCACGGGCGCGTGTACCATTATGATCCGGCTCCCCGATAATATTGGCACGCGTATAAGTGAAATAGGTATCTTGTGGAATATCAGCATCACAAACAATGCTATCCCCATCCCAATAAGTAATAGCTCGAAAAACACCAGCTAATTTTGTAAGAATGCTATAAGCATCTTCAGCGCTCTGAAGATAAATGTTACATGTGAAACGTGGTTCTTGACCGCCCAACCCGTCTGGTACCAACTCATCACAGTATTGGGCTAAACGGTATAAAGACCATTTATCAAGCATTCCATCTGTAATTCGCTCACCAATTCCATACCGCTTAGATGTGCAAAGATCATAGTAAATCCAAGCTGGGTTGTTTGAATATGCGCGTTTAAAAGTACCATCCCACATGCCAACATATTCGCGGGTTTCAGGGTTGTAGTTCGTTGGGACTTTGATTTTTACACCCTTCAAATCAACCGCTAATTTTGCGACTGATCCACCGAATGTTTCAGCATCGTATTGCAGTGAAACTAATGCTGTATTTGGATAGCGTAATTTAGCGTCTATAACTTCAGTGACAGCCTTAACATACATTTTGTCGCTGATATATTCGGATGTTGAGTTGGGAGTAATTCGGCGAACACGAACGAGCCAGCCTGAATCGGCTTTGGGTAAGTCAATACGATGTGGACGCTCATAATTATCAGATGTTTTATCTGAAATTTTTGCTCTTAATACTTCTGACCATGCTCCGCCATCAGTTTGCAAGTCCACCGCGTATTCAATGGTATAGCCAGTAACATCACCCGTTGTTGGGTCTTGGTTGCGTAGTGGCCCCCAACGTAAACGTAAACGTACTGCATCAAGATCTAGGTTGTTAAAAGAGCGCACCCAAGGTGTAGATGATTTAAGCTCTACGTCAATCGGGATTTCATTTTCAACTGCAGGGAAGCCTTCAATGTATTCTTGATCGTTTGTTCCGGATCTAAAATTAACAGTAACGTTTTCAAAGTTCTTGTTGCCGTTTTCATCTTGCAACGGAGTATCTTCAAGCAAAATTGATTGATAGCCGTTTGCTAATCC